TCAATGCACTCCATACCACCATTGTTGTAATGCTCTGGTCTGTTTACTGAGTCGTAGCTCTTAACCATAGCCTCCTCAGAGAACCTTGGATGTTCGTTGGGTGCATCGTCTTCTATAGTCTTAAATGCCATATTATTCCACTGCTCCGGTGTTATGTTATCAATACTCATCTTGCTCTATCTCTGCTTCATCTTCATCTACAGCTTCCTCAAAGTCCTGTAAACGAATAATAAATTTATCTTCAAACCTGTCTAGTAGTTCCTCAGATGTAATGTCCAAGGCTTCCAGTAAGTCTTCGGGGTCATAGCGTTTAAGGATACGCTCTATTACTTCATCCATTGTTAGTGACATGGTCTACATACTCATCCACTGTGTAAAATTCAAAACCTTCTTTATGACACCACTGCCCCATCGTAATCTTAGAACCCTTCCTGACCTTCTTGTTGGGGTCAGACAGGACAAAGATTAACTTGATGGGTGCAATACTATCACGTATTGATGTATACTTCTGGGTATCCCCTGTTCTAAAGAAACCCTTAGTCTCAATGTAGTCACCAGTCTTCTTGTCTACAAAGTCTGGCTTGTACTTCCTGTGCATCACGTATGGTACATCGTAGGGTTCGTACAAGTATCTACGCTTAGGCGCTGCTTGTGCAAACTTCTTCTCCAGCCCAGATCGATAGATGCTAGTTCTCCGTGATCTCTTGGACTTTAGGCTCATTTACTACCTCCGTTAGGAATCTTGGGCCGGTTGAGTATAAGAATGTACGCAGCTTAGGATAGCAAGCATGCTTGAAGTGGCAATAAGAGCAGCCTGTAGCCAGCTTCATGTTACCAGACTTACCATCAGGAACAGGTTTGTGACACAGCTCAGGCGGCTCCTTCTGCTGTACCATCTTCTTGATGTGCTTGATACGTTCAGTGATGTCGCTCTTGAGAACCTCATAGACAGGAGCCTGCTTGTCCTCTAGGTCATACTTAAGGTAAGTCAAGTGACCATTAGCTTTGTCCATAGCAAGCCAGCCTACCTGTGTCTCACCTTCAGACTTAGCATATCCCTTGATCTGATCTACGTACCCAAAGGGGTCATCAAATGCAAGTGTAGCATCTTTGAACTTTTTGAATCCATAGGTGCTGGCAGACTTAACGTCAGTCACTATGCCATCAATCTTGCAGTCCATGCTACCTGAGATACCTTCTACCTCTGCGTGTGCTTGCTCATGTGTCACTGTATGGCCTGCTAGTCTAGCAAACAATAGCAACATCTCCTCAATAAGATGACCGTACATGAACTTCACAAGGGTGTGAGGCTGCATCTTCTCCTTTGGCCCTACACTATTGTAGTGGTTCCAAAGGTAACGATCATCCTTGCCAATGTTGGACATGCGTAGCTTACGTGCATCGAACTTACCACGTTGGGTAAACTCCTTACGCATCAGATCCTTACATGCCTCGCCAAAGTCATCAATGATCTGCTCAGCGTCCACTGACTTGTCAGGAGACTTAAACTTCACAAGATCGTAGATGTCATCTATTAGGGTGTTAACTGTTTTCATCAAAGTATCCATCAAGTATTTCTTTAGCCACTGGTGCAGCGATTACGAACCATTCATTCTTACGTTCATGTGTCTTCTCTAATAACTTGTGTACCTCACTTTCTGCTTTACGCCTGTCATCAGTGTCATAGGTTTTTATCAAGATGTAGTCCCTGTATGGGCTACCTGTCTGAAACTGCTTGAGCCTATCCTCTGCATCCACAGCCATCCCTACTTTAATCCAGCTAGGGTAGGCTGGGCTGTACAGGATGTACACTTGTCCTTCCTTTGCAGTCTTATAGTTGTCTAAAGACTCAAAGGCTGCATCACCAAAGGACTTGTAAGTTCCGGGTTTATGTAATGGGTGTGTGGAAGGTATATATTTACCATTGACCCACATTCTTTTTGAGTTTCGTTTTCTTTGGTCACTATTATGACATGGTATGCAAACGTAGTGTTGTTTGTTAAAACTAGATAAATAACAGTTCTTACCTACTGTTAGGTCTACCCCACATTTATTACACTCCTTAGTGTGTGTCTGCCCAGCTTGTTCCAACTTGGTATTCTCCTGTGAGTTTGCAGTTGAGTCCAAGTTCAATTCCTGCTGCTTCCAAACAGGAGACTGCAAGTCTTCCGTACTTGTCTGCCTGGGATTCTCTGACCTCTGCTTGCACTTCATCATGAATGTTTCCAACAAAATAATAATCTAAGTTCCATAGTATAGCATACTCCTGTAATAAACACAAGGCTTTTTTCATAACGATTGCACCGGCACTCTGAAGTAATGTATTCAGTGCTGCGTGTTCTGATCGTATGTGTAGCTTCCTGCCGTCTAATCCATTGATCCAACCGCATGCTGCTTCTTGTGTAACTCTTCCTTTAAGATCTGCATATGCTGGGAGATTAGACATAAATCGTTCTCTAAGCACTCTACCAGCACTTGCGCCTCCCTGTGCCACCGTACCAAGTTTCGCATCTCCTGCTCCGTACAACAGTGCGTAGATGAAAGTTTTTGCCTGATCTCTTGATTCAAGTCCTGCAAGGTGTTGGTTAGCAGTGTGTATGTCTCCTCCAATGACTTCATTAGTGTACTCCTTATCGTCCATGTAGTGAGCCAACATGCGTAGCTCTAAGCCACTAGCGTCAAACCCTACAAGTTTGTACCCGTCCCTAGCAATCCAGCACTGTCGGCATTCTTTGCCATACGGTGAGTAGCTTGCAGGCACTTGGGCCAAGTTAGGTTTAGAATGTGTCATCCTACCAGTGACAGCACCATTGGTATTCACATAGCCATGCACTCTATCTGTGTCTGGGTTAGCTTCATCTACCCACGACTGCACTTGAGCAACACGCTTTTGTAACATCAGGTACTCAGCAATCATCGCTGCCTGTGGTATGTCCTTGACAGTAGACAGGACTGTTTCATCTACCATTGGCTGACCTGTGGGTGTTAGCTTACAAGGCTCCCATCCAAAGTCAATCAGGTACTCACCTATCTGTTGTCGAGACCCAAGGTTAAATGGCTTCAAGGCTCGACGCATGAAAGGAGTCCTGTCCCCAGACTGTTGTACCTTCTGGTACTCATCGTCAGTAAGTCCTACCTTAGACAGGCTGCCGTCCTTCTTGGTCTTTGGCACTACCTGTTTAACGTCCACCCACTTAGGTTTGAATACCTCATGCACCTCATCCTCTACAGCCATCTTGCGTTCCTTCAGGGTAGCAAGTAAGTCAGCAGCATGTCGGACATCCAGCAGCCAGCCATTACGTACCTGCTCCTGTATGATCCACTGCACCTCATGCTCAAGGTCAATAGAGTCCTGACTGAACTTGATAAGCTCCATCCTGAGCTTGTTGTATGCCTGCTCTGTGACACGGACATCTTGGATGCAATACTCCACCATCTCAGGTGATAGGCAAGTCCAATCGTCATGGTCGCCTTTGCCACCAAAGTTAGCTAGCTTATGACCTCCCTCACGCTGTGGATTAGCAAGCCGTGATAGCACCAAGGTATCCACCACTCTACGCTTGTCCACTGTGATGTCCCATAGCTTATCAAGCACCGGCAAGTCAAAGCCTATCAGGTTATGTCCCACCACTGGGAACTCCCCTTCCAAGGTTGCAGCTAGGCTGTCCTTGTCATAGTGCTCCTGCACCTTACCGTCCTGAATGGTCACAGCAATCCAGATGGTGTCGGGGTCAAGGCCATTGGTCTCTATGTCTAGGAATAGATTAGAGTGCATTAGCCCTATCCTCCTGCTGCGGCTTAGGCACCTCACGCATCCTGCCTGTGATCTTGTCGTACTTCAAGTAGCAACAAGCACCAGTCAATCCAGCATAACGATTCTTAAGGATACGCACTGTGGTTGTATTGCGTCTGTCCTCGTCCTCATTCTGCTGGTCACGCTCAAGACCAATCACCATGTCGGATAGCTGAGCGATAGCCTGTGATCCACGTAGTTCACTTAGACTTATCTGCCCACCGTCCTCATGTGGCTTGCCTTGAGTACGCTTAAGGTGTGACACAAGGAACAGACCTACACCTAGCTCCTGCACCAGTGACCTTAGCTTGGTCATGATAGCGTCGATAGCCTTACGCTCGTCACCGTTGTCCTGTGCTGACACAACGATAGACAGGTGGTCTAGGATGATCCACTTGCAGTCTAACGCTTTTGCCATGTAGCGCACACGAGCCAACAGATTATCTTCGCTTGTGCTACCCCAGTGGTCGAACAGATAGTACCGTCCTGTCCCCATCGTCTGCTCCCAGAACGGGAATGCAACATCAGGGTCTAAGTCTTCCTCCAAGTGCAAGGGACAGTCTGCTGCTACTGACATCACGCCCAGCGCAGTTCGAGCTACGTCCTCCTCTAAAGCTAGGATACCAATGTTGTCCTCCGTAGCGTTTAGTAGGTAGTACTCTAGCTCTCTGACTATCTGTGACTTACCCATGCCTGAGCCACTTGTGATTGTCACCAGTTCATATGGCCTGAACCCTTTGGTGTAAGTGTTCATACCTTGCCAAGGATAGGGCACTGAGCTGACCTTGATCTTGTTGGTGAGAGCTTCCCATGTATCGTTGCCTGAGATGATTCCATCCGGCTGATACACTTTAGCGTCCCACCATGCAGACACAAAGTCCTTCACACGTCTGGCCTGTAGCATCTCGTTGGCATCCTTTAGCGGGAGCCTAACGATCTTCAGCTTGTTAGGGCTGAACAGGTCTTTGACATCAGCCACAGCCTGCTTACCAGCCTTGTCGTTATCGAAGCACAGCACCACATTGTCATACCCCTCGATCCACTCTAGCTGCTCCTTGATTTCCTTGGCTGCTGATGAGGCACCAGATCTCAAAGACACTACATCATATCTCCTGTCGAACATTTCTGCTACTGACAGACAGTCAACTTCTCCTTCTGTGATTGTCAAGAACTTACCGTTGCCTCTGCACGTCTGCTGACCAAAGAGTCCAACACCTTCAGTGCTACCAGTGGCGAAGAAGTCTTTGTTCTGCACTAGCCTAACCTTGGTGCCTTTGACCTCATCAGTATCGCAAGAGTAGTAGGGGTAGATGTGCTTGGCTATCTTACCTGTCGAGTCATACTCCACTGTCACACCGTACTTAGCACAGGTGGCTTTGGATATGCTTCTGTCAGAGATGTCAGCTACTACTCCAGTCAAGTCTAGCTTCCTCCTAAGTTCAGTTGGTTTAGTAGAGGTGACACTGCTGCCACCCTTACTAAATTCACGGCAGGAGAAGCAATAGCTACTCCCGTCCTCGTACACAGCCTTAGCGTCAGAGGAGCCACACGAATTGCATGGCTCATGACGTACAAACTTAGAGTGCTGGGTCAACACCTGCTACTCCTTCCACTTCTAGTATGCGAATACCGTCCATGTAGACAGGCACACCATGTACAGGGTGCGAAGCGCCATACTTAAAGGAGACACGAAACACACCGCTAGGTATCTCATCAGCTAGTGCAAGATCCAGAGCACTCTTTCCGTACTCCTTCACTGCCGCTGCTGTAGCTGCTTCAATAGCTGCCTCCCTAATTGCTTCCCTAGCTGCTTCTCTAGCCTCTTCATCCTCATCTAAATAATCCTCAGTCTGTTCATTAGTGAGGATGAAGTCAGTCTGTTGCTGATGAATGAACTCAGACACAGCACGAATGTCCACGCCTTCGCTGTCAATGATCTTCACAGGGTAGTTGCTCTTGAACTTACGTTGTATGATCTGCTCAGGTGGTTCACCGTAGGGTTTCAGACGTACACCCATGTTCTCAAAAGTCTGGGCATCAGTCTCGTTCAGTGTCATTAACATAGAGAAAGTACCAGTGTCTTTACCACGATACTCCTCAGTGTTCTTGATGTGAACGAAGTTTGCTTTACCTTCAATTACCGGCATTTGGTTCTCCTATTGTTACCGATTGATGATAGTGCTAGACAGTTAGAAATTTACAATTGTAAAATTATTTTTGCTGTCTAACACTATAGTATTA